GTTCGGGCTTCCTGATACAATCGGCCTTCCTGATCCAAATAAGATGTAGGCTTGTATGGAGGAGCTCCTTCTGGTAGTTCCCAGCGGACGCCAGGATAGAATGCCAGTTCTAGAATGTAACGAAGAGGTTCGCTGTCGTGATCGCGAAGGTACTGCGCTTTTTCCACTTGGGTTGCCAGTTTGCCTGCGTTCTCGATGATTTGTGAAATAGCTAGTGTTACCATATTAAAACTCGTTAATGCTTTCGATTAGGTTCTTCAGCTTCTTCTCAATGAAGTAGTTGAACAGGTTTTTACGGTCCTTGCCAGCCTGTGCCTCGTACTCAGCCAAGATGTTTTCCTGGATATTCTGAGGAATGAAGGACAGGTCTACAAGCTGTTGATTGCGACGGTAGCCACGTAGCATACGATCGTCACAAAATTCTTCTGGTTTGAGATGTACCCATACGTCCAGCTTCTTGCTGGCAACCGGCTTCTGACGTTCGCCTACAACCAGGCAGTTGTCAGTCGACAGGAAGTTAGGAACACCGTCACCCGTGTCACCACGCATGATGTGTTCCTTGATGAACCGGTCTGGGTCGTTGGTAGTACGGAACTTCTTCTGGACAGGATCGTACTGCTTGACGTTGTTGTAACGCTGAAGCTGGACGAAGTCCTTGTCGCCAGAGAGGATGAGGATCTTCTCGTTGGTATCACCGTACTTCATGACGAGCGAACCAATGACGTCATCGGCTTCTGCTCCATCAACCTGTACAACACGATACGGGAAGAATGCCTTGAGTTCGTCACGGATCTTGTGCAGCGCATCAAAGATCTGAGTCCAGTTGAGTTCGGACTTCTCACGTGACTTCCTGCGGTTGGCTTTGTAATATGGGAAGATATCACGACGCCAGAATGCACGGTCATCGCAAGCGATGATCATCTCACCGTACTCGTCCTTGAACTTCTGGTTATAGGAACGAATAGAGTTAAGGATCATGTGGCGAAGAAGATCTTCTTCAACCTCGGTGTTGGTATGGTTACCCAACTGCATCATCAAATTGGAAATCATTACTTGGGATAGGTCAACAATAATCATATCAAATTAAAGAGCTCTCACTCTTCCTCCGTTTCAGTTGGCAACGTATAGTTATACGAAACCGTGTCATCATCATTATAACTAAATTCAAATACCGACTCTATCATCTCGTGAAAAGGGTGTTCGATATTGTAGTATTTATATAGCAGAGACTTAGAAGACTCTACAATCATTGAGACATCTTTGATGTACTCGTGCTGATCAGCATCGATGCCGTTGGCCATGAAGATACCGATGAGTTGTGGTATCATACTAGTAGCAATCTCATCGGCGGTATCACGCCTCAGGCGATCGATGTCTGCAACCATTTCCTCGAGTGACTGAGGCGGCGTGTTTAATTTGGCTTTAGGGAATTGGATTACATTGTCCGTCACTTAATAACCCTTAGTAGGATGGTCTGCTCATTGATACGACCATTCGGTGTGGAAGATGTTGTCTTCAGTTCATCCATGAACTTGCGAAGACCGACTTTGCCGGCAGAAAGGAGTGATTGAATGGTAATGTCTGGCTTTCGCAGACCTTTGCTCAATGAAGTCTCTTGGTCGTATCCGATGAGCGTAGTACCCTTGACCTGGATTCCTGCCGGACCAGATGCATTGTACTGCATCAACTTCTTGTACTTGGTGTTGTACACCCATAGTTGGTTACATCCTACAATCTCAGCAGGGTGGACAGACACAACCTTGAGTGCCATATCATCCTTCTGAAACTTCATGTTCTTGACGACTTCAACGGCCGACTTTACCTTCTTCTCACGAGGTTTGCGTACCTTGACTGCCTTCTTATTATTTATGTAACGGTCAACCGCCAGAACAAAATCTTCCCAATACTTCTTTTGTTCGTCACGGGCCTTCTTCACAGCCTTGGTGTCAAACTCATCATACTCATGATCAGAGGACCACTTGGAATAAAACTCACGGATAGCTGAAGCTGCCTGTGCGGTTGCCTCCTTAGTCGTGAGCCATTCATAGATGTTGAGATTAGGAATGGTGTCTACGGCTTCTTCACACTCTGTAATGAGCTGGTAGATCTTGGCCTGTACACGGTCTTGAATGCTGACAACAGGCTTAGGTGTTTCTACAGTCTCGACCGTTTCCTTGCCGCCTGCCTTGATCATCGTCTCGATACGGCTAATGATGAAGTCAAGGTTGCCATCGGTGAGTTTGTTGCCATTGGCCTGGATACGAACCAGCCAACCAACTGTCGTGATCGTGGCATGCTTAGGAGCACGACGAACAGCAGCGATATCCGACTTGGAATATCCTTCCTTCTTCATGTACTCCAGAATCCAGCCCTTGGCCTTCTCGTTGTCGTACATGTAGTTGTACCAATTCAAGGCATCGCCGAGGCTGGTAATTTCGATAGGCTCAGATCCATATGCCTTATCATCAATGGTCTTGATAGCCGAGCGAGATATTTGCTTTGGTTTAGCTTTCAGCTTGATAGCCACGTGTTGTTCCTCAGTAGTTGATTATTCAATCTACCATACTTTTCATAATTTGTACACAACTATTTTCAGTTCCATTTCCGAAAACGAAGATATTTTGCGATCATGTGCATAATTGCCTGATGTACATCCTCGATTGCCTCGTATTCCTCAACAGCAACATGGATAGGATACTGAGCAAGCTCGTTGGTTCTACCGCCATAGAATCCGGTCAACGCAATGACACTAAGATTCTTTTCAAGAGCAACTTCGCATGCTCGTACCACCGATGGGGAATTGCCAGAGCTGCTAATGCTGATAAAGACATCACCAGGATCGGCAAGACGTTCGAGTTGGTAACTATATACCTCGTCGTAAGAAATATCATTTGAGATCGCTGTCATAAGAGGGATGTTAGCAGATAACGAAATGACCTTGGGTTTGAAAGGACGTGGTTTAAGTTCAGAACACCCCTTGGTATAGTCACATGCCCAGTGTTGGGCAATGGCTGCAGATGCACCGTTGCCAGCAGTATATATGGTTTTACCACTCCTGATAGCATACAGGATTACATCTGCTGCCTTTTGCAAATCATGCATACTAATAGAGTTCAAACCAGCAATGACTTCATTACGATGTTGAACCCAGATATTTTCAATCGCGGTAGACAACTTTAGCTCCTTCATGTGAGATTCCTACGTCAAGACATGTACGATCTGAGAATTCTTGGCGGATTGCGCTTTTGGAATTTGTGAGTGCTAGCATATATCCACCACCGCCTGCGCCAAGTAACTTGGCTCCATATGCACCGGCTGCTTTGCAACGATCGTACATACTATCTATCTCGGTCGTAGAGACTTCGTCACTCATCTGCTTCTTGAGTTCCCAGGCAGAGTTGAGAAGACGTCCATACTCATTGATATTGACAGGTTGTGTACTCTGGATTTCTGCCATATTAGCCAGTTCACGAATCACAAACGTCTTGGCTTCGAAGTTAATATTATCAAGAATCTTGGCTGCATGGTGTTCAACATTAGTAGGAACTAAGATCATATAGTTCTCGATAGCATTTGAATCTAATCGTTTGATATGAAACTGAGGCGATCCCATTTCACCACGATATTGGATATAGTTCATGCCGCCGAATGCAGATGCGAACTGATCCTGCATACCGATCTTCCAACCACATAGGTCGATTTCGATATGACATGCAGTCTTAGCAATAAGATATGGATTGATATACTCGTATCCAAGATATGCAGACAAAGCCTTAATCAGAGCACAGGTAAAAGCAGACGATCCACCAAGACCGTTACCGACCGTAGGGATATCTGCAAATGATGTAATCTCGATGTTGGATTTAATACCAAAGAACTTGAGAGCGTTCTTGACGATCTCGTTCTGGAGTTCCTCTACGTCTGTAACGCATTCCTGTTTCGAATACGAAACTTTGATGTGGTTGTGAGGAGTATGCATGACTGCTACGTAGACATACTTGTCGATAGCAGTAGAGATGGTAGCTCCACCCCATTTTGCAAAATGGGTGGGGATATCGCTACCCCCACCAAAGAAACTAACCCTGAGTGGGGCTTTCGCTAGAAACATTTTTATTTGCTTTCAAAGATGCAATTAACCCCTTCCACTTAGGCATAATCGATTCCCATGAGAACCGTGTGTCTGCATAAGTCTTAATGAAGGCAAGTAGATTGGTCAAATCATTATTTTGAACGTTTTCAATAGCATACATCAGAGTATGAGCAAAGATGTTTGCATGAAGGTCCATGTTCTCATGATCACCATCATACTGCACAGTCAACCCACCGCAAGTATCAGACAAAGCAGAAAAGTTGGGGTGCACAGCAAGACAGCCGGCAGACATAGCCTCAATAAGACTACGGCATGAAGTTTCAGGCCAGATGCATGGATAGGCAAAAATATGAGCTCTTTGATATGCTGCACGTACAGTCTCCTGATCTGCCCAACCATGATAATTGATTTGTGGGTGGTTACGACACATCTCAAACAAAGGTTCATATTGTTTATCGCGACCTTCCCATGCTGATCCATAGATGCCGAATGATGAGAATACGTCTAGTTCAATGTTAGGATACTTCTTAGCAAGTGCAATAAAGACCGGTACTAAGATCTCAAGACCGCGGTGTGGTGTTGATGTATAGATCAGGCGAATCTTATCCTTTGGCTTATCAACCAGAGGAATCGGCTCAACACCAGTCTCAATGACACAAGACTGATGACTATATGGCACACCAAGATAGTCACGATACTGTTGATATTGCCAATTGCTTGAGAAGACAAGCTTATCAAAACGTTCACGGCTTTCTGGTTGCATAAGATGCGAAGCTTCTGGATCACCTGCTAGATCATGCAGATGATAGATCTTGATACGATTGTCATCTAGTTCTCGCACACGGGCAGTAATAATCTGTACACCTTCAAGTTCTTCACGTGTCAGACGGTTGAACAATCCACGCGTGGTGAGTTCAGTACCACCATTTGATTCCTTGTTCTGTTCATTAAGTTCAATTAAATCTTCATTCATAGTGTTAGCCACCTTTCGTTATTAAGAGTCCAGTTTACTACTTCTTCAAGACGCTGATCGACTGGGGCCGGTTCCCAACCCATATTCTTCATCTTACTGCCATCCAGTGCATAACGAAGGTCATGACCAGGACGTTGTGAGTGGAAGTCAACCATTTCGTAGTTGAGAGTCTTACCTTGGATATCTGCAATCTTTTGTGCAAGTTCAAGGTTATCAAGTTCCGTCGCACCAACAATGTTGAACTTCTGGCACTTAGCACCACCATAGTCTTTTTCAAGACCTGAGACATCATAAGGAAGAAGGAACATCAGTGCATCGGCAACATCCTTGGCATGGATGTAGTGTCGTGAACCAGCCTTAGTCTTCTCGGCATTAGAGTGGATAGTAATAGTCTCACCATCACGAGCACGCTTGATGCACATCGGAATGTACTTCTCAGGATGTTGACGTTCACCAAATACATTCATTGTATGTGTAATGATTGCCGGCAACTTATATGTATTCTCGTAGGCAACAACAAGTTCTTCACCACCAGCCTTAGAAGCAGAGTAAGGATTGGTCGAGTTGTACCGGTCATTTTCCTTATACTTAACACCATTCGGAGCAGGTCCAAAGATCTCGTCAGTAGAGAAGTAAATAAATCGTTCAAGATTATCTTGCGTTCTTGCAAACTCTAAGATATTTGCTGTGCCAATAACATTATCCAGGATGAACTCCATAGGATAGTCAATTGAACGGTCAACATGCGACCCAGCAGCAAGGTGTGCAACATAGTCGACCTTACCGACCAGTGAACGGATCTGAGGATTCAGTTCTGCCTTAAGATCGTGGTGCACGACCTTGACACGGCCGTATGCATTATCACCGATAACTTCCTTTAAACGATTGAGGTTGCCAGAGAAGTCAAGGCGATCCAATGTTACGACATTCCAGTCGGTCTCATTAAGGATCTTTTCAATAACGTGATGGGCAATAAACCCAGCCCCGCCAGTAATTAAAATAGTTTTACTCATCATGTTCTCCGAGCCATGCTTGATCCATATCAAAAAAGAATTCACGATCACTTAAAGCCTTGTCATCAATCCATACATCATAGGATGGCTTTCCTAGACGAACTTCATGGAACTTACAGCCCCAGTCATTTAGTTGTTTATTGGTAAGTTCGGTCCAGTCGATTCCCGATCCTGAACCACGGGCAGTCCAATAGATGATGGTATGCCCTTGATCGTATAGTTTATTTATCTTGTCGATACGTTGTGAGAATGGGATGGATAACTCATAACGATTCATACCATCCATATACGGAGTCAGACAAATAGTCTGATCGATGTCTACCATGTAGATCATGCAACTACTTCTATCGCCCATGAACGATCTTCATCAGGTTCAATAGTAAACCCAATTATTGAGTCGTAGCGGAATGAACGCCATCCTTCATTCTCAAGATCCCACACAGCCAACGAGGTCGGAAAAGGAAGCTTTGACACTGCTTCTTCAATATCCGTCTGTGGCGGAAGAAGATCAGGACGTAGTGTACAACGTAACTTACGCTGTGTTCCATCCTTCTTGATAAAGTCTACTGTTACGATATTTTTAAAGAGTTCAGACTTGAGGTAGTCATTCCGCCAGGAAGCTTCGTCCTGCTGGGGTGTTGAACCATTCTGTAAGTTTGTCGAATCCACCGATTTGTTCTCCGTTAATAATAATATGTGGTACTGTCTTCACGTTAGGAAACAAAGAAATAAAGTCATCACGACGAATATCTACACCAACCTTGGTTTCGATATACTCTTTGCCATATGTTTCTAATAGTTGTTTTGCTGATACGCAATATGGGCAACTATCTTTTGTGTAAATGATTACTTTAGCCGGCATCTGCTTTTCCACCAAATAGATTTGCTGTTGAAGTCTTTGGATTACCATAGACACTGTTAGCACGGACCCTGATGAACCTTGCATTAGTTGCAGTTCCAGGAACTGTGATCCACGGGTTCTTACCCTTCTTCCAAGCATCAAGTTTATTCATTGCCTGTGTCACTTCTGACACATCACGACGTACTGCCTTCAATGTTGAAGCAGCAACATTTGAATGAACACCCTTTGAAGTCTTGGACTTACGTGCACGCTTTTTACCCATAATTTATTTACCTCACGTTGTTGATTATTCTAGTATATACTAAATCAGTTATAATGTACATCAATAAATGTGTTTGTATCAATTTTTCATATTTTATAAATAAGTGTAGATCGCGGAGTGCCATCCCATCTACTCTAATTCTAATACGGAGAATCAGCTATGATTATTTATCTCTATGTCAAACAGCATAGTATTACCGGTCTTAAGTACTTTGGTAAAACAACTTCTAAAAATCCCTACACATATCTTGGTTCAGGCAAGCGTTGGCTAAACCATATTAATAAACATGGAAAAGATTGTGTTGATACTATTGCATTGTGGAAGTTTAATTCCATTATTGATGCTCAACAATTTGCAATTTCATATTCTATTGCAAATAATATAGTTGAAAGCAATCAATGGGCTAATTTACAGATTGAAAACGCCGTAGACGGCGCGCCTGCTGGGAATATTTTAAGTAATCAAACAAAAAATAAAATATCAAAAGCATTAATAGGTAAAAGTAGAACTATAACTGAAAACCACAAACAAAAACTAAGTGATGCTGCTAAACGTAGATCGACTGAGTATTATACACGCCTATCAGAAAATCTTAAAGGTCGCACATTATCAGAAAGCCATAAAGAAAATTTATCTAAGAGTCATATAGGTAATAAACATAGTGATCAGACGCGCGCAAAAATGAAAGCGTCACAAGCATTAAGAAGACTTAAACAAAAGATTATTATCTAAAAGTATTAGTGAGTGTTCTCTGTCAATATACTTATACTCGATCTTTGTTGGTTGCCATTCTTGAATGGCCGAGAATACATCATTAATATCTAGAGTACTGCAAGTATACACATCCAACTGCATCAGTGCAGGTTCGGCTTCATCCCATACATGAAGAGCAATATGACTTGTTTCGATAATAGTTACCGCAGTCAAACCAGCATTGCCTTCCATATTAGAATAGACAGCATACGGGCCCATCAGGATGTTCATCCCAATCTTTTCAACAAGATCATACATCCACTGCCCAATTTTAACAGTGCTTGTTGGTGGACGATTTAATTCTGCTCTGACAATCAGATGTTTGTGCTCTAGTATCTTGTTCACTTCATCGTGTCTCCGTTGTATTAAAGTGTAATGATCTCACATGGCTTGCTTGTACTTTACAGGAAATCCAATTATTATAGTAGTTACCATCAAGAACAGCATCAGTCTCAAAGATAAGTTTTGCCTCGTAGTAATTACACTCACCACGAGATTTACAAAGTCTTAAAATTGTACGCTTGAAATTATCACGGCCGAAGATCTCAATGTCTTTAGCCAAGGCAGGAGAAGATCCGTAATAGTCAGCCCAATCAGACTCTACACGGATCTTCTTGCGTTTCTTATTGACCGTCTTATATCCTGCTTTAGTCAGGAACTTACGACCTATATATCTCTTACCATTGACAAGGTTCTCAATCAGATAGATGAATCCATACCATTGGTCATCATACTCGAACTCTTTGCCTTCGTATAACCATGCCATAGATCTATCAACTCAATGGTGAAAGATCTATTTATTCATCCTCGAACTCGTCTTCATCTTCTTCACTGGGGAGGTCTGATCCACATAGTGGACAGTAGGTGACCGGTTCCATTGATTCGGTGATGACTCTAAACTCTTCTTCGCAATTGGGGCAGGTTATCCATTTCATTGTTCGTTCAGCCTTTTTATTTCTGTTATTGTTCTTTGTAGGGCTTGTATTTCAACTCCCATGTCATGGATTCCGTGTGCGTCTCTATTTTGTAGAAACACTTCTGCCATATCCCAGCAGATGTTCTCCCGATATTGCAAATTGTCTAAAGCTTCTTGTTCTCTGGTTCTCACAATGAAAATCCCTTGAATGTGTCGGCATCAACATCCTTCTTGACGCCACCATTGATATAACTTGTAATCTCTGTTTCCTGTGGAGCAACCTGAACATCAGAGCCGGCAATCCACTTTTGTGTCCACGGCAATGGATTTGATCCTGCTTTGCCATTAAGACCAATTGCATTCATACGCTTGGCTGCAATGTGATCTACATAGTCACAGAGCAGCTGTTCGTTCAGGCCAATCATCGATCCATTTTGAAAAAGGTAATGAGCCCAGGCTTTCTCCTGGGAGACGACGTTATGAAACAACTCGATACACTCATCCCTTGTCTCTTCCTGTATGCGTTGAAAGTCTGGATCTTCTTTCGGTAGAATTTTGAGGAGATTTTGAGTCGAGGCAAGGTGAACGTTCTCGTCCCTGGCAATGAGTTTAATGATTTTGGCGTTACCTTCCATCTTTTTGACTTCTGCAAACGCCCAAGAACAGGCGAAACTGACATAAAACCTTACTCCTTCAAGTGCATTAACTGCATTCAGACACA